CGGCAGCACCAGCACCAGCACCAGCACCAGCAGAAGCTCCACCAGACAGAAGCGAAGACATAGGCCCAGCTAGAGCACCAGCCGTTACATACCCAAGTGCCGCAAGAGCAATAGCTTTTAAGCCGTTCTCTACACTCTTGTCTTTTACCTCTACAGTTCTAATTTCACCCGTAGAAAACGGGTCATAGATATAGGCAGAGCCATCATCAGTCTGACGGTAGGGGTCAACGCCATATTTGAAGTACAGCGACTGCAACATCGGGTCGCGTGTGTGCGCCTCTTCAAGAGCTTTTTGGTAGTCCAACCCCTCCGTTACCATAAGGTACGGTATTTGTTCCGAAAGTATCGGGCGAGCTAAAGACTGGAAGGCTTCAATATCTGCCGCAGAACTACTTGAATGTTTCTTATATGTGTCTTTGAATCCATTAGCAGCCAGATCAACCTCTACAGGTGATATTTCATAGCCGTAATAACTACTTAACGCGCTAGCTAGTTCTTCTGTAGTGCCTGCATCAGCTATGGTTGCGTATGCTTCTATTACAGATTGTTGATCGGCACTGCCGCGTAGCCCTGATAGATACTTAGGAGCATTGTCTACAGTAGACAAGTATAATTCTGGGGTCAGCCCACCAGAAAATAACCCTGCAAATGCACCCGATCCTTGCCCACCTTCGCCACCAATTATATCGGCATACGGGTCTAGGCCCGCATCAGCAAAGGCTTCCTTAAACCCAAGATTGTAGTAGTCGTCAGTCTTGTCTATATCGCCTTCGTAAGTGACACCTTTAGCTAATAAATCTTTATATTTTTGTACAGCATCACCAAGCAAACCTTCCACGGCTATAGCGGGGTTAGCAGGTGGGGGTACAAGCTCAGGCTTGGGCTTAGGCTTAGGTGTAGGGTACTGTTCTTCTAGTCGTTCTATAGCCGCTAAAATGTCTTCTTCTGACGGCTCAAACTCAAAACGCTCCATTACGACACCTCCAGCAAGCTAGCTACTACGTGCAGTCTGTTTGCCGTGGCTGCGGTGACCTTAACTATCTCGGACTCTTCAATGACGAGCGGGGCAGTAAGCAGCTCTACTGTGGTGTTTGCTCCTACTGCCTTAGTCTTAAATACACTAAATACCGCCGAAGCAGAATCGGTGATAGTTACAGTAATCGTATCGGCATTGCCTGAGTCTTCAGACACCAATATAGACTTGATGATAGCCGTTGTAGCTGTTGGGCATGTGTATAGCGTAGTCGCAGTAGTGGCAGTTAGATCTACCTTTGCGTTTTTATACTGATTAGCCACTAGCTCATAAACCAAGCGGTAGCTTGCGCTGCGGGAGACATTGAAGCGTCCCGTATGCCTTTATCAAGCTGGTTAAAATAGATACGCAGTGCATTGTTCATCTGATTAAACGACTGCACGTTATAGTCATCTGGCGGATCTGGAAGAACCGGGGCTTTGAACTCTATGTTATAACTTGTTGTGTCTACAGCCATTACCGTCTTCCGTCAGGGCGCATCTCTAGTCTAGGAGAGCCTAGCTGCCACTTTACTCCAAGGTCACTAGATTCTATCTTCATTGCTAACTGTCTGCCACGCACTCGTAGGTCAAGCCTAGAAGTAAATGCTTCAATAGGTGCGGTTGCTGTTCTAGTTATAGCGCCTGTGTTTGTGCCACCTACAGAAGCGGGTGAGTTGCGTCCAGACCCAGAATTTTGTGCTGCAAACAAAGATAACGTGGCACTAGGGCTGTCTACAGTAGACCCATCAAACGTCACATCTGGGTATACTTTCTGTATGAACGCAAACTTATGTCCATCATCTAGGTCAAATTGCGCTGAAGATATAAAAGAACTTATGCCCGTAGCAGTGCCGGTCTCGTTATCGTCGATACCATCTTCATGGTTGACCACGTTGTTGTTATACGTAGCGGCCATAGGAAAGTCACGTATACCTGAGTCAATCCATGCAGTGCGGCCCATGTTGCCGTAGTACCAGATATTTTGTTCGTAGTTGTAGATAACATAGCGGTCTATCGTCGTAGCACTACTAGAGCAGTAGAACCACCAGATCTCACTAAACCCTTCGTTTGTGCCTGCAAACACCTGATCGTATTGTTCTATGTTGAAGTCATTAAATATGTACCGCTTCAGCGTGCATGGTAGCGTCTGCACACGGCCATCATATCGGTAGAATCCACCTACACCCATCCAGTACGCCACACCATTTGCATATGCAACAGTATTCGGAGAGGCAACAGACAAGTTTTCTCCTACTGTCTGTGCTGCCCAAACTGCTGGAGCACCCACATACTGCAAAGCGTACAACGCCGAATCAGTCCATATGAGGATCTCTTGTCTTGCTTGTATGGCCGTTATTATCTCAGAACCTTTAGATAGCCTAAGATCCCCTGCTTGATTTGTAGAAGATGGTGTCCAGTTAACAGCGTTTTCTTGATCTGACCAACGCAGGTGCATTGGGTCTAAATCACTACTGCCAAGAGGGGTTGTACCAAAACAAAACACAAAACGGTTATCTGACACGAGTAGCGTATTTACTTTAGTGGGTACATTGGAGGCACCGCTTTCACTAGACAGCAGGACGCCGCGAGTAGTAAGCGCATCAGTTGCGTCCCAGAAAAACAAGCTACCACCACGCGCAGCAAATATAAGATCTTCACCAAAGTTAGATTGCGTCCACAAGCGAAGTGCATCGGTAGAAGTAACACCATTACCCCACGTACCAAGTCCCCAACCCGCAGCGCCCCAACCCACCAACGCTTCAGCAATGTCAGGGCCAGTATTTATTTGATATGTGGCGGTTACAGAGCCACCACCCGAAGCTGAAGAACTTGCGGCTTCGCTAGCTGTTATGGTGTACGTGTTACCTGTAAGGTATGTTATTTGAAACTCACCATTTAGAGTCAGTCCACCTACCGCAGAAGCGCCACTAAACGTAACAAAATCGCCGTTTATATACCCACCATTGGCGTCTGTGACCGTAACCGTGGTAGAGCCACTTACAGTGGTGAATGGGTCTGTGAGCGATACAGCAGCACGTATAGGAGTAATGTCGTAATACGTTCCACCCTGTTCTATATAAAACTTGAGGTTAGTACCCACACCAAGCAGCTTCTGGCTACCTAGCGTCACCCAAGAGAACAAAGACCGACACACGCCTAAGAAAGAGTCAGTGGATATGCGGTTCCACCCCCCTAGCTTTTCCGGCATACCGCCCCGAAAACGCACTTTATCGCAGTCGTACCAGCCACCCTCACTTGTATAGCGAGTGTTCTCCCTATCTACTCCCGGCTTAAATACCATTTTTTGTAGTGGCATTACTTATAGTCTCCGGTGCGGATCATCTCGGTCACCTCAACAGCACGATTGCCTACCTGAGTGGCCCACCGACTGTCCATAAACTCATCGGCTGCTATGTCGAACTGCTCACGGGACATAGCCTCAATAGCCTTCACAAACCCTCGCAGGCGTGTTAGGCCAAGGTTGAAGCATATGTCAATCATCGCATCTTGTCGCGCTTCGTTAAGTGCGGGGAACCAGAAATAGGTGTCTTCAAGTTCTTCTCGCACGCGCTTAATATCGTTGTTTAAGAGGTATTCGATCTCATCATCTGACAAGCCAAGACCGGATTCGCTGATATTGCGCCCAACACCCAAAGTTTCATAGCCAGCGGAGCACAGGTACACATGACTGCGTACACCCTCATGCAGCTTCAGCATTTCAATTAGTTTTGTCATTACTTCTCCCTGCTCACGCCTCTGGTCTTCTCGTAGCTTCTCATAGCGCCTAAACCGAGCATCCCAGTCATTGTAGTCATCAACAACGACGGGTCTATCTCAGGAACTTCTACCCAGATACCCGCAATCGGCGCGATCAGTACATGATACAGAAGACCCAGACTACAGCACCAACCGATACTTGGTCGCCACCCGGCAACAAATAACGACTTATGTGCAGCCTCAACCTTATTGACCTCTAGCTGCCCCTTGGCTAGTTCCGTCGCGTGTCGCTCTGCAAGAGTGCTCAACTCAAAGGCGATGCGATTCTTCTCGTCTTTGTCCTCAATTACCTTATCTAGTAGCTGAGTGGCTGGGCCTATGATTGATCCGAGTATGCTCATTACGCCCACCCGCTAGATCGGGCAAAACATTTGCCGCAAAGAGTTTTAACTTTCAAATGCACAAAGTCCATCACTCCACCTTTTTTCTTACATCGGTAGCAACGTAAAGTAACTCGGCGCTCATCACTCATCGTTTTGCCATATACGCCGTAGCACCAAAGTACAACCCTACTATGCTTGCCTGACTTAGAAACAACATGTCGCTCAGAGAAGCCATAGTGGACAGACGGGACTCAGGGATAAATGGCATGAGTGGTAGTAAAGCGTAAACCACCATACTAGAAAGACTA